CGCAGGTCGGCCCAATGAACGCGTTCGGCAACCTGACCCCTGGACAGGACAGCGGCGTCGCCTTCGGCCTTCGCGTCGTCGTGGACCGCAACTTCGCCAACGACACCTTCATCGTCGGCGACCCGTCCGGCTACGAAATTTTCGAACAGCAAAAGGGCGCAATCAGTCTGGACGCGCCCTCGACGCTTTCTCGCACGATCGCCTTCCGCGGCTACTTCGCCGCCCTGATGATCGACTCGACAAAGTTCGTCAAGGGCATCCTCGTCTGATCCACCGCTAGCTGCACCCAGGAGTTCTGCACCATGGCCGTTTTCACCGTCACGTTTCACCAACGTATAGACGACTACGCCGTGGTGCAGACTCTTGAGGCAACCGAAATCGGCATTGGTCAATCAATCACCCTGGCAGGCCTCGGACACGGCCTCAACGGCACACACACCGTTTTGGCTGTCCCGGTCTACGAATACACCGGCGTCGACGACGAGGGCGACTGGCTATATGACGACAACGTCATCATCACTAACCAGCTGCTCTTTAAAGACGCTGGCAACGATCTTGAGCGCTCCGCAGCTGACCCATTCGGCACATTGACCTGGACAGAAACGTGCACCTGGATCATTGCCGCAGACGTTCTGTCGTGGCTAGGTATTTCCGTGGCTACCGCTAACGACACAACCTTCGTTGGGGTATGCACGGATGCCGCCAACGCTTGGGCCTACAAGGCGCGGAAAATGGGCGGCTACCAAGCCGAGTCCCTGACAACCGCGCCAAGTAGTGCCGTCAAGCTCGGCACCATCATGTACGCGGCTGCCCTTTACCGTGAACGCGGATCGGTCGATTCCTACGCTTCGTTTCAGGACATGGCCATCACCGCACCCACCGGCACAATGGGTCAAATCATGCGTCTGCTCGGCATCCGCCGAAGCCAGGTGGCGTAATGCCCGCCACAGGCATTTTTGCCGACTCCCGCACAGCTGTCGTCAACGCCCTAACCGCGCTCGGCCTGGCAGCTGTCATCGACCCGCGCAACGCCCGCCCGCTCACCGTCCTAGTGAACCCGCCGACTTTTGACGCGTTCACCTACAACGTCGGAGACATACGTTTCGACCTGCTGATCTTGGCGGCCCCACCAGGCAACCTTGACGCCGAGGACTACCTCATCACGACCGCCGACACCATCATGGCGTCGACAACCCTGGCCGTCACCGGCGGCCGCCCCGCCACCGTCACAGTTGGCGACCAAGTAATACCCGCCTACAACCTGACAGTCGCAATAGCGGCAAGGAGAAACTGACAATGCCTACAACGTTTTTGTCGAACGCCACCATCAACATTACCCAGGGCGCAACCACTTACGATTTGAGCGCAGAGGCCAACCAGGTCACGCTTACGATCGGCAATGACGCTCTGGAATCAACCAGCTTCGGCGACACCGGGCGCACCTTCACGGCGGGCTTGGCACAAGTCGAGTGCACCATAACTCTTTTCCTGGCTTACGGCGGCACAGGCGCAACCAGCGAAACGGAAGGCGCACTGTTCGCAATGGTCGGCAAAAGCAGCACCTTGGTCATTTCGCCAAGCGGCACTACCGAAGGCGCATCCAACCCAGAATACACGATCACCGGCGCATACCTCGAGTCGTTTACGCCGATCAACTCGACCGTCGGCGAGCTCGCCACCGTCGAAGTCACGTTCACCGGCGGCACGTTCGCCCGCGATATCACGCCCCCGTAACTAACACTCCAACCGTGCAAGGAGAAACATGAAAATCCAAATCAGCGTCGACACCGGCAACGGACCCGACATCGTGACCACCAATTTGTTCACAGTCATCACCTGGGAACGCAAATATAAACGGCGCGCAGGTGACCTGGCGGCAGGCATCGGAGCCGAAGACCTTGCGTTCCTGGCATACGAAGCCAGCAAAGCCGCTGGGATCACCGTCCCGCTGGTGTTCGATGACTACGCCAAAAAGATTGTCAGCCTCGAAGTCGTTAGCCAGGAGGACCAAAACCCTACGCAGCCGGCAGCTACAACCGCGCCTTAGCGGAGCTGCTGGTAACCACAGGTTTTTGGCCCCATGACATACCATTTGAAGCCAAAGACCTAGCGACGGCAATTGACGTCATAAACAAACAGCGCAAAGGAGGCAAACGATGACAACCAACACAACCATCGAAGTTGTTGGCCTCAAAGACAGCCTCCGCGTTTTGCAGCAATACAACAAAAGTTTGCGTCGGCAAATCACTAAAGATTTCAACTACATCGTCAACGACGCGGTCCAACAAATCAGAATCGAAGTTCCCGACGAAGCGCCAATTTCAGGCTGGGAACGTAATTGGACAACCCGATCTGGTTACAAAATGCTGCCCTGGCGCGGCAACTTGGCAAACACCGCAATCAAGCCGTATGTATCAGGCAAAAAGCCCAAAGAATTTGCAGGCGTCACCCGCAACCTTGCCGTGTTCGGTGTCCGATGGAAAGCACCACACGCCACGCTGTTCGATATGTCGCGTCGCGCAAAAACACCACAGGGCCGAAACATGATTGCTGGACTTGACAGCAAATTTGGCCAAGCCTCCCGCATTATGTGGCCAACTTTCAACAAATATGAAGATGAGATAACTGACAAAATGCGCGACCTTGTTAAAAAAGTTACACGCGCAGCCAACGACGAAATACGTCGGGCTAGGGGCAAATAATGGCTATCAGCCTTCCTATCGTTTCGGAGTTTGACGGCAAAGGCATTAAAAAAGCAATTACAGAGTTCAAACAACTTGAAACCGCTGGCCAAAAAGCTCAATTCGCAATTAAAAAAGCTGCGGTACCAGCAGCCGCGGCGCTTGGAGCATTAGCGCTCGCAGCCGGATCAGCGGCCAAAGCCGCAATGGAAGATCAAGCCTCCCAGGCCGAATTAGCCCGCACTCTCCAACAGTCAACCAAAGCCACCGACGCGCAAATCAAATCGGTCGAGGACCTTGTTAGCAAAATGACGCTCGCCACCGGCGTCGCCGACACTGACCTGCGCAACGCCCTCGCCGTCCTGGCTCGAGGCATGGGCGACGCCACCAAAGCCCAAGACACATTGAATTTGGCGCTTGACATATCGGCCGCCACCGGCAAAGACCTCACAACCGTCTCAGAGGCCCTTAGCAAAGCCTACAACGGCAACGAAACCGCCCTAGCCAAACTTGACCCGACGTTGCGAGCAGTTATTAAAGAAGGCGCATCGTTTGACGAAATCGGCAAACGCCTAGCCGACACGTTTGGTGGCGCAGCTGCCACCGCAGCCGAAACGTCCGAAGGCAAATTCAACAGAATGAAAGTGGCGATCGGCGAAACCCAGGAATCCATCGGCCAAGCCCTTTTGCCGATCATTGAAAAACTCTTGCCGATCTTGCAATCACTGGCCACATTTGTTCAAAACAACACCGGTCTCGTAGTGGCTCTCGGCGTAGCGTTTGGCACGATCGCCACAGCCGTCATTGCGGCCAACGCCGCCATGACAGCCTGGACAGCCGTGACGAAACTGGCGACAGCTGCACAAGCCGCGTTCAACATCGTCATGTCGGCCAACCCGCTTTACCTAGCGGCCGCCGGGTTTATCGCATTGACCGCCGCCGCTTACAAATTCCGCGCAGAGATCGAAACTATTAACGAAAAAATCGACGACTTTTTCGACCGATTCGGCCCGCTCGGCAAAATCGGCAAAACAGGTATTCTCAAATCGCTGCCATTAGCTGACTATTTTTTGAAAGCCGGAGACATTTTCGGAAACATTTTCGGCGGTGGTAACAAAGGCGGCGGCGACCTCGGACCTGCGCCAAGTGTCCGTCCAATGGCCACCGGCGGCATCGTCATGAGCCCAACCCTGGCGCTTATCGGCGAAGCCGGCCCCGAAGCCGTCATCCCCCTCGACCGCATGGGCACCGGCGGAAACAACATCACAATCAACGTCAACGGAGGCGACCCCAACGCCGTCGTGGCGGCCCTCCGCCGCTACATGCAAGTCAACGGCTCCGTGCCGATCCGAACCAGCGCCGCCTAATGCCATACACAGCGCCCACCGTCAACTACGCCACGACCCAAAACGGGACGTACACAACCCTGACCGGCGTCCAATCGGTGCAGATCGTTCGCGGCCGCACCTACTTTCAAGACAATTTCCAGGCATCCAGCTGCACGATTGAGCTCATACCGGCAGCGACTTATGCGACACCGCTAGCCATCGGCCAATACATCGACGTGCGGGTCACAAACACCGACACAGCCCGCGCCTACTTTTGCGGCAAAATCACCGACATACGGCGAAGCTACGACATACCGTACGACGCCGGCACAGGATCAGCCCCAGGTGACCGCATCATTATTTCGGCCACAGGCGGCACAGGGCTAACGGCGGCCTACACATTTGAGGCGTCAGTGCCGAGTGGTAACACGATTGCGGCGGCCGAGTGCACGTCACAAATGGGCCTAATATGCACATTAGCTGGCGTCGTATTGGTGCCCAATCGTGGCAGCAATTTAACGTCAAGCACGATTACATTGCCAGGCCAAAATGCGCTAGATCTTGTCAACAAGATTGCGCGCACAGCCCAATACTTTATTGACGATCGAGACAACCAGCGCGACAATGTGGGCGTGCTTGCTGGCCAAGTCGGAATG